AAATCCGATCAATTCGAGTCAAGGTACAATTATCTTAAAAGATTGGCAAAAGACTTAAAAATAATTTAAAAGAATGGAAATAGTAGGGATTTATAAAATAAATTCACCATCTGAAAAAGTCTATATAGGACAATCAGAAGATATTGAAGCAAGGTGGAATGATTATATAAATTTAAGAAATTGTAAAAATCAAAGAAGATTATTAAATTCTTTTATTTATTATGGAGTAGAAAATCATACCTTTGAAATAATTAAAGAGTGCGAACCAGAAGAATTAAATTATTATGAGCGACATTACCAAGAATATTACGATGTTATAGGGGAATATGGATTAAATTGTGTATTAACTAATGTTGGGGATAAAAAGAAAGTTTTTAGTGATGAAACTAGAAAAAAACAAAGTGAAGCTCAAACCGGCAGAAAACACAGTGACGAGCATAGGAGAAAAAATAGTGAAGCTAATAAAGGTAAAAAACTTAGCGAAGAGCATATAAGAAAAGTTGCTGAGGCTAATAAAGGCAAAAAACGTAGTGAGGACACTCGTAAAAAAAACAGTGAAGCTCGAAAGGGCAAAAAAGCTAGCGAGGAAACTAGAAAAAAAATGAGTGAAGCTAGAAAAGGAGATAACCATATAATGTTTGGCAAAAATCAAAGCGAAGAGACCAAACAAAAAATGAGTGAAACTATTAAAAAAAAATATGAAAGCGGTTACATGAATCCTAGATCTAAAAAAGTAATTAATACTGAAACGAATGAGATTTATAATACAGCAAAAGAAATGTGCGAAATTTTAGGATTGAATTATAGCACAATGAGATGTAAATTAAATGGTAGTAGGGAAAATAAAACACCATTCCGATATTTATAATCAAATTAAAAATAAATTATTAAAAATTTAAAATTATATAAAAATGTTATTAAACAATTATCAAACGGTAAAACAATTAGAACTTCTATTAGCTAAGGCAAAAGAGAATGGCAAAGGAATTTCTACTACTATTGCAGTTAGCGAAACGGTAGATAGTTATGGAAACAACGTATCAATGTGGATTTCTCAATCGAAGGAGCAAAGAGAATCAAAAGCACCTAGAAATTATGTAGGTAACGGAACGGTCGTATTTAGTAAGGCAAAAGAGTATCCGGTGGCTCCTAAAAAAGAGTTTACGTCTCAAACCTCAAACGAAGGATTAAGCGACTCGCTACCATTTTAGCCTATGAGTAAAATAATATTTAAAAACGAACACCTCACCGTCTCAATGAATGAAAGGCGGGTAGAGGGTTTGGAACTAGAAAAGGAAGCACTACAACGTGAAATATCAATTGAAGAACGTATAAGAAGGCAAGGTCAATTGACGGAGGAAAGGGCATTAAAAAGAAAAGGAAATCTACAAGATAGATTTAACCAAGTTTTAGAAGAAAATAGAATATGATCCCAAAGCACTACAAAAACGAAAATGGTAGCCTATACAAGTTTGCAGAAGACCAAAACCTAAATGCGTGGGAGTTTGACGTAATCAAAAGAATTGTAAGATGCCGAAAAAAAGGAGCTTTTAAAGAAGACTTAGAAAAGACCAAAGTAGTGATTGATTTATATTTAAAAGAATTTGAAGAAAAATAAATTTTTAACAACTAAAAAATAAAAAAATGGAAAAAGGAACATCAATAGTAAGTACAGAGCAGTACATGGAATTGCTTAAATTTAAAAAAGCAATGACAAATGAATTTGTAGAATTTGAATATTGCATGCATAGACGTAAATATGCATATTCTAAGGATGATTTTTTGAAAGAACATAAAGATAAGCTAGAAAGGTTAAAGGAATCATTAAAGGAAAAAGAAGAAGAAATTAGAGAATTAAATTTTCAGCTTTTTGACTTAAAAGGTATTTTAAAAGTAGCTGAAAAAAGCACCCCGAAGTTCGGTTGGGAATCATTTGCTAGAGGCGCTATATTTGGAATAGGTATTTCAGCCGTTGTATTATCAATAATTTATACAATAATTAAATAAAATTAGTATATTTGCAAAATAAATCCCTAGCGTTGTTTCTTACGGCTATAGACGTTCCAAAAGAAACTTAACAAGATATATAGGCTTGACATAGGGATTTTTAAAAATTAGATTAAATGGAAAAAACGTTACAAGAGCGATTAGATAAAATATTTGAGATAAATCAAAAGGATAGAAATATTCAGTTTCTTAAATCTTTTGGATTAGATAAGATTATACCATTTACTAACGAGATAATGGCAATCCACAATAAATTAAGTGAACTATCCGCAAAGAACAGAAACTTAATGAGTAGAATATACATTAATCTTTATAGAACCGTACAAGCCGAAAGGGAACGTCAAGATTTGGACAAGTCGCCAGAAGGTAGCGAAGGCGAAGTAATTAAAACAAAATAAATGTTACACGTTATTCCTATAAACGATTTAAAAGATCATAGCGAAGATTCGATATGTGAATGTAATCCTAAAGCTGAAATATTAGAAAATGGAGATATGTTGATTATACATAATTCGTATGACGGAAGAGAAATAGTGGAAAATATAATAGATGAAATATTTAATAATTAAAAAGAAATAAAAATGAAAGATATTAAATTAAAAGACTTCAAAGAAATGGAGCGTGTTGTAGCCAAAGAGCAATACGAAGAGTATAGCAATCTTGAATTATTTGAAAAACATTCATTATTGGATCTAGGTATTGATACATTATTCACAAGGATAGGAAATAATGCTGAAGTAGATAATCAAATAGAAGCGTTTGCGGAAGTTTTAAACGATCTTTTGTTATTAGCCGAAACTCAAAATATTGATTTAACTTTAGCTTTGAATTTATTGTACAATAAAGAAATAAATGAATAAAGAAATTTATGTAGAATTTATTGTTAGTCAATTAGAAAAAGGAAATATTTCCTACACTAATGTATTTGAAGTATTTTTAAGTAAATTTAAGGTAAGCGAACCCACGTTTGCTAAATATTGGAAAATCGCAAATGAAGCCTATAAAGAACGCCGTAGTTTGATTAATGAAGCTAAATTGAACGAAACTATACAGATAGAAAAAGAAGCCGTTAAAAGCGATATTTTGAGTAAAGAAGAGGCAATGGCTATTTTAACTGAAATTGCAAAAGGTGGCGCAAAAGATGTAGGAGATAAAACAATAATTCCAAATCCAGCGGATAGGAAATCTGCAATAGAGGTTTTGGCAAAACTAAACGGCTGGGAAGCTCCAAAGAAAACAGAAAACATCAATACTACAATTGAGATAATCAGAAGGGATGCAGATAGTATTGAATAATTTGCACGTTGGGCAAAAAGAAATCATAAAGAATAGAAAAAGGTTTAACGTTGTAGCGTGTGGACGTAGGTTTGGAAAAACGGCACTAGCGGAGCAATTAATAATAGATGACCACGAATTGGCTATTGGAATATTACACGGAAGTAGAATAGCATACTTTTGCCCTACATATAAAATGCTAGGTGAAGTATTCAAGTCAGTAGTATCTATTTGTAAGGATATAATAAGCCGAAAAGATGAGCAAAATAAAAGAATAGAAACAATTACAGGCGGTATATTAGATTGCTGGAGTTTAGATTCAATTGATAGCGTAAGGGGGCGTAAATATCATAGAGTAATATTAGATGAGTACGCTATGTTAAATACAATGAAAGCACAAGAAGCGTGGGAGCAGTCAATACGTCCATTACTTACAGATTATAAGGGGGATGCTTATTTCCTATCAACTCCAAAAGGTAAAAATCACTATTTTTTTGATCTATTCAACTATCAAAATAAATTAGAGAACTGGGTATCATTTCAGATGCCTACCGTTTCAAATCCTTTTATAGATAAAAGCGAAGTAGAAGAAGCTCGATTATCTTTGCCTATGACCGCCTTTGAGCAAGAATATTTAGCGCAATTCACAGATAGAGTACAAAATGTAGCAATGCATAATTTTAATGAGACGTTGCACGTTAAGCCGTGCGAGGCTAATTCTTTATATCCTTTGATATTCTCTATTGACTTCAATACAACTCCATTAGCTTGTATAGTAATGCAAGAATATAAAGAAGGTACTAACCATTATATCAATGTTATAAATGAGATTAAGATTGAGAACGC